GTACAAATATAACTAAGAATCAAAGAACACTTGAAAAAGAAATAGCTTCTGAAATAGATAGACGTAATCAACAAGATAAAGACTCTAAAGGTATTGACTCCAGAACTGCTCAAGCATTGGATGCTGCAGCAAAAAGAGCAGCTGATGCACTTCCACCGGGTTATGAAATTGATACCAGTAAATATGATAATCTTCCCCCAGCTGAACGTGCTAGGGAAATTCGTAAAGAAGTTTCTCAGCAACAAACTAAGAAAAAAGAAGATGATGCTCGTGCAGAAAGAGAAGCAGCACAAAGAAGAGCAGAAGCAGCACGAGATAGTGATGACAGTGGTTATACAACATCTGAAGAAGGTACAGCACTTGCAGAAGCAGGTGGATATAGTACAGGAGATTCCACTTATGGTGCTTTAGCTAAAGGTGGACTTGTTGACCAGATGGAGAAAAGTGGTCTGACTCCTAAAAAATAAGACCACATATCAATGGCTACCTAACCCCCCAACACTGGCTACGGTTAGCCCCATAAGGAGAAAAACAAATGGCTGAAGCAGCTATTATGGCAGAAGAAATGCAACCAGAAAAGAAAGTTGCATTTGCAAATCGTAAATACACACAAGACGAAAAACGTAAACGTGAAGAAGAAGAACTGGAACAGCTGTTAAAGGAACAGCGTGGTGAGGTTGAGCAAACTGAGCCAGAAGAAGTAGAGGAAGAGCCTACTAACGCAGAAGAGAAAACATTTAAGAAGCGTTACTCTGATTTGCGTAGGCATCAGCAAAAGCAAGCTGAAGACTTTAAGAAAGAGATTGACGAATTAAAACGTCAACTTGGCGAAGCTACTAAGAAGGAAATGAAACTGCCTAAGTCCGATGAGGACATTGAACAATGGGCAGCAGACTACCCAGATGTAGCAGCTATCGTAGAAACAATCGCTATGAAGAAAGCACGTGAACAGGCTACTGCGCTGGAAGAACGTATGAAAGTGATTGATGAGATGCAGATGTCTGCCACAAAAGAAAAGGCAGAAGCTGAGTTGATGAGACTGCATCCTGACTTTGGAGACATTCGTGATAGCGATGATTTCCATGAGTGGGCAGAAGAACAGCCTAAGTGGGTACAGGATGCACTGTACGAAAATGATAATGATGCTCGTTCTGCAGCACGGGCTATTGACCTGTACAAAGCAGATAGAGGAATTAAAAGTGAAAAAGCATCTAAGAAAACTAAAGGTGCTGCTGAAGCAGTGTCCACTAAGAACACTAGAAGCACACCTCAAGCAGACGAAACTTCCACTTATATAAGGGAGTCACAAGTTCAAAAGATGTCGCCTCAAGAGTATGAGAAGCGGTCTGATGAAATCATGGAAGCTATCCGAACAGGAAAGTTTGTCTATGATGTATCTGGTTCTGCCAGATAATTTAAAAAAAGTGTTGACAAGTAGTTATTTTTATGTATAACTATAGTTAACTAGAAGTGTATGTACAAAGCGCAAGTAGGTACACTTCACCAGCAAACGTCACAGCCTTACGGATTACCTGACGAATTTGGCCTGTTGATAACTAGGGCGGCCACCTTAGTATGATACACACCCATATGAATCAGCCTCTGATTAGTCTGCTAGTTTGCATCTGTCGTGAAAACTAAATACCAAACAAAGGAGATGGTACTATGGCATTTACAAGTGCTGCAGGGTACGGTAATCTTCCTAACGGTAATTTTTCACCTGTAATTTACAGCAAACAGGTGCAGCTTGCTTTCCGCAAGTCTGCCGTTGCTGAAGCAATCACAAACTCCGATTACTTCGGTGAGATTGCTAACATGGGTGATTCCGTTAAGATTATCAAAGAACCCGAAATTTCAGTTCAGGCTTATGCACGTGGAACACAAATCACTGCACAAGATTTGGACGATGAAGACTTCAGCTTAACAATTGACAAAGCTAACTACTTTGCATTTAAAGTTGATGACATTGAAGAGGCTCACAGCCACGTTAACTTCCAGTCTCTGGCAAGTGACCGTGCTGCTTACCGCCTTGCTGACCAGTATGACCAAGACGTTCTTGGCTACTTAGCTGGTTACACTCAGTCTGCATTGCACTCAGTTGCTGATACTGCTAACACAACTGTTAACGGTACAAAAGCTGTGTCAACTGCAGGTTCAGACGAACTTCTTGCTTCAATGAAGCTGGAAGCTGATGACTTCGGTGGTTCTGCTGGTTCATCAATCGGCATCCAGCCACGCCTACCGGGTGCAACTGCTGTACCGGGTTCAGGTAACGCTAACCCACTGCAAGTGATTGCTCGTATGTCACGTAAGCTGGACCAGCAAAACGTAGACACACAGGGCCGCTGGCTAGTAGTTGACCCAGTATTCATGGAAGTACTGAAAGACGAAGATTCAAAACTTCTGAACTCAGACTTTGGTGGTTCTGGCCTACAGAATGGTCTTGTCCTAAATAACCTGCACGGCTTCCGTGTATATGTGTCAAACAACCTGCCTTCAATCGGTACTGGTTCAGGCACAGTTGGTGGTACAAACGCATCTAACTATGGTGTGATTGTAGCTGGACATGACTCAGCTGTTGCTACTGCAGAGCAAATCAACAAGACTGAAACATATCGTGACCCTGACAGCTTCGCTGACATCGTTCGTGGTATGCACCTGTATGGTCGCAAGATTCTGCGTCCTGAAGGTCTTGTTAATGCTAAGTTCAACTTGGTGTAAGGGGGGTATAGACAATGGCTACACTTTCTCAGACCGTTGCTAAAGGTGTTCGTGTTTACGAAGCCGAAGTAACCCTTCCTACTGCATCTGGCACAGTAACTGCTGTTAGCATCCCAGCTAACTGCATGGTACTTGCTGCTGGCGCAGTTATCACTGAAGCCTGTGCTGGTTCAACTGCACACGTTGCTGACCTGTCAATCGGGTCTGCAGACATCGTGACTGCAATTAACCTGCAAGCTGGCGCAGTAGGTGACATCATCACAGAAGCTGCTGTACCACAGGGTACAACTGCTGCTGATACCATTGACGTTGTTTCAACTGTCACTGGTACTGGTACTGCTGGTAAAGCACGTGTTTACGCATTGGTCGTAGACATGACTGCACCACGCACTGCTGATGAAGTAGACCGTGATACACTTGCATAAGTAATCACTTAGTGGGGGCAGCTTTAGGGTTGCCCCTGCTTACTCTTTTAGGAATATGTAATGGCATACGATTACTTAGACTTGACAAATGAGGTTCTTGCTAGGATGAATGAGGTAACACTCACTTCATCTAATTTTGTAACTGGCGCACGTGGCTTTCAGATTCAGTGTAAGAACGCAGTAAACGATGCTATCAATTATATTAACCAACGTGAATATGGTTGGCCTTTTTCTCACGCAACCAATACAGTAACACTTGTAGCTGGTACTACTCGTTACAGTATTCCTGCTACAGCGACACACGTTGACTATGAAACATTTAGAATTAGTAGAGATACCGCACTTAATGTTGCTGGCACTACACTTAAAGTAATTGACTATAAAGAATATGTAGATAGATACATTGACCAAGAAAGCACTACAGGTGTTGGTGCTGTTCCAATGTATGTGTTTAGAACACCCGACAATAACTATGGCTTGTATCCTTATCCAGACCAAGCCTATGAATTAAAGTATGAATATTTCGATAAACCAGTTGCTCTATCAGCACCTACGGATGTTCCTACTGTTCCTGAACAATTTAGACAAGTAATTGCAGATGGCTCTACAGCGTATGCTTATCAGTATCGTGGTGAGGCACAACAATACGGAATTAACTTTGCCCGATTTGAAGAGGGCATTAAGCATATGCAATCAATTCTGCTGAATAGAACAGACTACGTAAGGTCAACTTACATTCCACATTCTCAGAGGTATGGCATTAACGTAGGATTTTAAGGTGGTATAAATGGCAGATGAAACCGGCCTTAATCCATACATCTTTGCGTGTAAAGGTGGCTTGGTACTAGACCAGTCTACATTTGAAATCCAGCCGGGTATGGCACTAGAGTTGCAAAACTTTGAGCCAGACATTAAAGGTGGATACAGACGTATATCAGGTTACGAAAAGTGGAACACTAATGTAGTTCCTTATACAGCATCAGCTACTGAAAAAGTATTGATGTCTGCTTACTTCAACGGTGATATAATCGCTGCTCGTGGTGAGGATATATACAAGGCTGGGTCTGGGTCTGGTGCATGGACACAGATAGATACAGGTAGAACAGGTGCAGGTAAGTACACACACTTTCGTTATAATCTGGCTGGGTCAGATTACATCGTTTGGGCAGATGGTGCAAATCATGCGTCCAAGTACGATGGGACTACTGTTACTGATTTAAATGCTACTGGCGCACCTGCTGACCCACAGTATGTGGTAGGTTATAAGAATACACTATTCTTTGCTGGACACTCAGCTAATCCAGAAGAAGTAATCTTTACTGCACCATATACGGATGATGACTTTGCTGTTGCAAATGGTGCAGGTTCTATTGCAGTAGACAGTACAATCACTGGCTTGTTTCCGTTTCGTGACGCTTTATACATTTTCTGTGAAGAACGTATATTTAAGTTAGTAGGTAATACTTCAGCAGACTTTGTGCTGCAACCTGTAACAAGAGAAATTGGATGTGTAAATGGTTTTACCATTCAGGAATTTGCAGGTGACATTGTATTCTTAGGTCCAGATGGACTGCGTACTATTGCTGGTACAGAACGTATCGGTGACGTTGAGTTGGGTACAATTAGTCGTCAGGTACAGCCTCGCTTTGAAGGTTTAACTGATGTAGATGAGTTTGACAGTCTAATTATACCAGATAAAACTCAATACAGAATATTCTTTTCTAATGCAAATATAACACGTGGATTAACAACTGGTGTGATTGCTGTTAGAAAAGGGGATGCTTACGAGTTTGCAGACCTTCGTGGTATTCGCCCAAGCTGTACAGACTTTGTTGTAGCGCAAGGGGAGTCCATCGTAGTTCACGGTGAGTATGATGGGTATGTATATCGTCAAGAACAAGGCAATGACTTTGACGGTAATACAATAACAGGTAAGTATCGTTCACCTGACTTGTCAATGGGTGATGCAGGTATTCGTAAAGCATTTCAGCGTGTGATTATTAACTATGCACCTGAAGCTGCAGTTAACGCAGACTTGTTTGTAAGATACGATTATGAATCACCTAATGTAGCAAGACCTGCTGCATATCCATTTGACACTACGACTGTTGTTGCTATTTACGGTACATCAGTTTATGGAACGGCAACATACGGTGGTCAGTCAAACCCATTATATAGACAACCTATTGAGGGTTCAGGGTTTGCGGTGGCACTAAGGGTTAATGATAGGGGTGTATCAGCACCTTATTCACTAAAAGGCTTTCAGTTAGAATTTACTGCAGCCGCTAGGAGATAACTAAATGGCAGGTTATACCAGACAGTCTACATTTACTGACGGTGACATTATTAATGCTGCCGATAGTAATGACGAGTTTAACCAACTTGTAAATGTATTCAGTAATACTACAGGCCACTCGCATGATGGTACTGCAGGTGAAGGTCCAGTCATTGGTTTGATTGGTGACCCCGGTGTTGCTACACCGCTTAACAAAGTTGTTGTAGACGATACTAATAATCGCATTGGTGTATTTGTAGATGTATCTAGCAGCACCGTAGAACAAGTACGTTTTCAAGATGGTGTTATTGTTCCTGTTACAAATAACGATGTAGACTTAGGTACAAGCAGCTTACAGTTTAAAGATTTGTATTTGGATGGTACAGCCACTATTGATGGGCTGGCTATGCCAACTACAACCGTTACTGACATCCTAGATGAAGACACCATGACTTCTGACAGTGCCACTGCGCTGGCTACTCAGCAGTCAATCAAGGCATATGTAGATGCACAGGTAACTGCACAAGACCTAGACTTTCAGGGTGACAGTGGTGGTGCGTTAAGCATTGACCTTGATACAGAGACGCTAACAGTTGCTGGTGGCACAGGTATTGATACTACTGGTGCTGGCAATACGCTTACTATTGACATTGACAGCACTGTTGCTACACTTACAGATACCCAAACACTCACTAATAAAACACTGACAAGTGCTGTATTAAACGGCACTATTTCTGGCACGTCTATCAAAGATGAAGACGATATGCTATCAAATAGTGCTGACCATCTTGCTACACAACAGTCTATTAAGGCTTACGTAGATTCCCAGATTACTGCAAATAATGAACTTGACGAACTTACAGACGTAACTATTACTGCAGTTGCTGACAATGAAGTTCTTGCATATGACAGCACTTCAAGTGAGTGGATTAACCAAACTGCTGCAGAAGCTGGTTTGGCTACTTTAGCTGGTACAGAAACACTTACAAATAAGACCCTAACCTCTGCAGTCTTGAACACAGGCGTTAGTGGTACTGCTGTACTTGACGAAGACAACATGGCTTCCGATAGTGATACCCAGCTTGCAACACAGCAGTCAATCAAAGCGTATGTAGACACTGAGATAGCTGGCGTAACTGCAGCAACAGGTAATGAACTTGAAAATGTTGTAGAAGATACTACACCACAACTAGGCGGTGACTTAGACACCAATGGCAATAGCATTGTGCTGCCAGATAGTTCTGGTACATCAGATAGAATTAAACTTGGTGATACTACTGATACAAGCATTTATCATCAGGGTACTACAACCTTTATTCAAACATCAATAGGTAATACTACTGTTGTTGATACCTCAAGTTTAGCTGTTAAGTTTGGGTCGGAGTTTGCTGCTACATTTACAGGCAATGACTCTGTAGACTTGTACTACGATAATAGCAAGAAGTTTGAAACCACCACAGATGGTGTTACTGTAACAGGTAAAGCTGTAGCTGACGAACTAGACGTTGATAACATCACTATCAACGGCAACACTATTTCTAGCACCGATACTGATGGTGACATTACCTTAGACCCTAATGGTACAGGCAATGTGTTACTGGGTAACTTTGAGTTTGACGTAGACCAAACAGTAGGTGCAAGTCAGGATAACTACGTACTTACCTATGATAACGCTACAGGTCACATCAGCCTTGAGGCTGCAGCAGCAGGTGGTATCTCTGACGTTGTATCAGATACCACTCCACAGCTAGGCGGTGAGTTAGACAGTAATGGTAACAGCATCCAGATGGCTGATGGTGATACAATCATCTTTGGTACAGATGATGATGCTACAGTATCATTTGATAACACAGACCTTGCAGTAGAGTTTAAGTTTGGTGCGAATGACAAGATTAGCTATAATTCTACTGGTGCTAAGTTGCATGACACAAACGGCACAAGAGTACTTGAAGCAGGTTTTGGTAAGGTAGAAGTTGCTGGCAACCTCGAAATGGAAAACAGAGGTGAAGTACAGTTCTACGAAGCAAGTGCTGCAGGTTCAGACTACATGGCTTTTAAAGCACCTAACGGTCTGACAACTACAACTACCTTTACCTTACCAAATGGCGATGGTACATCAGGACAAGCACTTGTAACTGA